TACACACGCAACAGCTTAAGAAACATTTCCCTCCAGTAAAGCTTCCTTATCCGATCATTGACGCATTAATCAGCGTAACATCCTGCAACGGCTTACTATTCGCATCCACCGCCACATTGCTAAGTGCGTCAACAACATCCATCCCCGCAACCACACGCCCAAAAACAGAATAATCCCTATCCAAAGCTGCACTGTTATCCTTCAAATTAACGTAAAACTGACACGTAGCAGAATCCGCAATAGCCCCACCAGTCGGACCACTCGACTTCGCCATAGCCACCGAACCACGCACGTTACTATGCTTATTCGGCAACTCATCAGCAATACTCGCAGCATTAATGCCCTTCACACTAACGTCTCCACCCTGAACCACAAAACCAGCAACAACCCTATGAAAAATCGTCCCATCATAAGCACTGCTGTTAACCAAACTCTCAAAATTCCCAACGGTAATAGGCATGTCACCGTACAACTCGATAGTAATATTCCCCATACTCGTGACAAGAAGAACTCTCACAGCAGCAGCCACAGGCCTACTCCCACCAGCAAAATTGTAAACAACAACCAAAGAAACAACAAACAAAACCACAGCAAACAAGGCAACCAACTTCTTCCTCAAAGCCCTAGACTTTCTAGCCTTCAACCTCAAATCACGCTTGCTCTTAACACTCAAAAGTTCCCCACTCTCCTCCGCGCAAGGACACTCAAACAAAAATGCTGTGCACAAACCCAAATAAAAACATGTCAGCCCAAACGCAAAGCCCTCAACCGCCTAACCAAAGCCTTAACCCGCTCCTCATCCCCCAAAAACTCCTCCAAAACCCCATTAACCAACACATAAATCCGCAAATCATTCAACAAAGCCAACTTCCGCAACTCCCTATGCAAATCACAACGAACCTCAACAACTGTCCGCCTAACACTCTTATCCACCCCAAATCACCCTACAATCTGAATAGCCAAATCACCTACTATCAGGAAAATTCTTGTCTTAACTGCACCTGCAACCGTCTTCTCGACAACTTCAGCAAGGACCATCTGATCCGCTATAGCTAACGTTTTGGCTGCGGCAATCCCTTCCGCAAGAACCAACGCGTCCATGATTGCTACAGACGGCCAATGCCGAAAAACCAGATCAAGAATGCTCATAGTGTCTGAAACAATGAAGACTCTGTCCACTCCAATCTGCTCTGCTAGCCCAATCGTATCAGCGACGTACTTGACTATGGCGCCAGTTACGACATCGATAATTTCTGAAAGGCTCATTGAATCTGTTATTGTAAAGGTTTTGCCTCTGAAAATGATGTCAGTCAGATTAAGCGCGTCTAAAATCTGAAAAATCTTACCCCTCAATGACGTATCAGCAAGCCCAACAGAATCGGAAATTGCAAGTGTTTCGTTGCGCAATAAAGCTTCACTCAAACTCAAAGAATCCACAACCTCTTTAACAACGGCCCCGCCTTCTTGCAAATCTAAATTGTCAACGTCAACATCAATCCACCTGTCAGTATCAGTGCCGGTATTGTACGTGTTACCTGCAAAGATGTATTGAAGTGTCCAATTTCCATGAAGTGTTATGCTTTGCGGAGACCCGCTAACTTCCTGTGTTCTTTGCGAGTCTGAATAAACATGCAAGGTTAGGCTTGTGCCAGATTTAACCAATGTGCAGTAGTATTGCGTGTTCCAAGCCAAATTAATATTCGACCCATCATATCTCGTTCCACTGTAATTTTCACTAGGATATACATATGGATATGCTGAGCCTGAAGCATTCCAGCATCCGACACCAATACAAGTTTTGAATGCATCCAACAGACCTTTCCAATCGTCAATGTCATTGCTTAGCATCCAAAAGTATGACCCGCCATAGGGATTAGTTCCCCCGCTTATAGGCTTAAGATTTATTAAATGCGTGAAATCTCCGAAATGGGCTGCACCTTTATCCTTGTATAGGTAACAGTCTTCGTTTCTGTAGGCTTTGTGGTCAACATGATATGCCGTTTTGGAAAGGTGACTGTTTGGGTCAACTTCCGTGTAAGTTGTGAAATCCTCAACAGCCAAACTTAGTCACTCTCGCACTCATATTGGACATAAGAAATATTTACAAACATCGAGCGAGCGAGGAATCTGCTTATCCTTCGTGATAGCAGAATATGCTCGCTCCAGTGTCAAGTTTAGGCACTCCTTAACTGAATGTTATTTTCAGGTTCAAAGTCCACGTTTCGTTTATTCGCATTTAAAGCCACCTTCAATTCGCTTCTCCAGAATAGCCAACATTGCCTTAGCTTTTTGTCGCTTGATTATGAGGTTTGGCAATATGGCTTTTAGAAAGGCGATAATGTTCAAAGTTCCATGAAGCTCCCAATTTCCGCAAGAGGCAATCTTTTTTGTGACACCCGCAAATTGAGATGCTCTTTCAGGTCTCCAAGATACTTTGCCGCCTATAGTTTCAAGGTATTTCATGACCTCAGAATTTGTATTTGCAATACCTATGAAGGGGTATTTGCCAACTTTTCGCTCATCCTTTTTATGCCATGTAATCCAACCTTCACCATCAAGAAGACCCGCTATATACCCTAACTCTCGCGGATTCATCGGCAGTTTTATTGTTATACCTTTTGTGCCAAGAGGTCTGAACCTGACGCCTTGTCTGCGAAGGGCATTGCAAATTAATTTGTCTCCTAGATGGTATTTTTCCCTTAAATCTCTTATTGTGCTTCCTGAAAGATATGTGCCTGCGACTTCTTTTTCCTTTTCGTCAGTAAGTTGTCGTGGATAAGGCATAAGGTCTATAGTGTCAATGTCGCTTTTGAGCATTTTTGTTCCCTTAACTAAAGGTTATTTTTAGCGAAAGCGTCCAAGTTTAGCGTTCCTTACACAACGTAGGGAATTTCGCCCGACACTTTCGTTCCTTTAGATTCGACTTTGCGGTTCAGGTTGTCGCCAGTATCGTCCGCAGCATTGACGACTGTGAATTCTTCCCATGCGTGGTTGCCTTCAGCAGAACCAAAAGTTGCTCGCCACTCTGCAGTTTGAGCGCTTCTTTGCGGGTATCCCGTATCCATAGCCTTGAAAGTTTTAGTTGCTCCTTGCAAGGCAGTTTGAGTCGGGTCTGCAGCCACATTTGAATTTCCAACACCTAAACGAGCGTTTGTGTTATCCCATTTCGTAGGAGTTCCCAACCCGCAGATTATGTCAATAAGCTCGGCAATTCCTTCGTTTAGTCCCAGATTACCCTCAAAGACTTCAGTGCCAAGATATTTTTCTTCAGCCAATGTTATTGCTTTGTTGAAGCTGATGCCTTTACTTAGAGCTTTGGCGATCAAGTTGTTTGGGTCTTTGAACTTGTCTATTCTCCATTCGGTTTTGAATCCTATTCTCTCTTTCACTTCCATTTTTCATTTTTTCTCCCCCGCTTACAACCAGCGATGTTGAACAACCAGCGATTGCTGAAGGACAGCGAACAACTGCTATCCAGCCAACCTCAACGTCAAAAAACACCCGAACCACGACAACGTTCTCATGAGTTTTAAAAAGCTTTTTACCCTCAGCCCTTGCAATGGCTAAAACATCACCCACATCTTTAAACTTGCCTTTGTCGTCACGAATGATTAGGGCTTTGTCAAGCATCGTTTCGATTGACCTCCTTCAAACTGCTGTCGGCATTCCATGAGAAGTCAAGCGTGAAAAGAAGTGTTGTGCTTTCGTAAGCCTTTAAAGTAGCCAAGGTGCCGCCTGGGTTCCAGGTAAATTCAAGTTTTGTTAGTCTTTTGCCAGAAGGTGGCGCCATGAGATCAGACAAGGCGCTGTGGATTGCTTTGAAAGACTCCTCATACCTTCCATAAGGGATGCTCATCAAATCATCTCGCTATCTTATGCCTACTCAGATGGTCAGTTTTGCTGCGTAAGGCGTATAGGTAATCAGCCAAGAGTGGCTGTTCACGTCCAAGCTCCAAAGTTATTTCTGACGTTTGCGTTTTTGCATCAACGTAGTATTCAACGCTTAAGATGCGAAAGTCCGCGTCCACATTTTCGTTTGGCAATGTTACGTGAATCTTGTCGCCGGCTAAAAGAGGAGTAGTGCCATAGTCTATGACAGTGCTTCGTACTGTGACGTATTCTGCTGGATCCTTCAGATTGTTAAGGATTGCCTTGGCTCTTAAGAGGCATTCGTTGTCGCTGTACAGTTCCTCGTCAACTTCGACAAGCTCTCTTAAGCCATAAGCTGATTGGCTTGCTGAATCTTCTTGCGTGTTGCCGTATCTGCGTCCGCCAAAGAATAAACCGTCAACCCAGAAACTGCCCGTGCCAGTGCCCGTAAACCAACAGTCGAAACGGACCTTCTTTATTTGGGTCCAGTTGAAGCCGTTTTCAACGTCCCAAACATCAGCGTTTTCGGCGCCAACCTTAACTTGTTTTTGGAACCATTCATCTGCACCAGTGTTGAAGAAGTTGGAAGCGCTCTTGTCAGCCGTATCAAAGAGTATGACGTTAATGTTTCCGTTGAAACTGGTTTCCCGCCTAATGAGGAAATTTAGGGCAGGGCATAGGCTAGCGTTGACTTCTTTACCACTGTTCAGCGTTAAAATGCATGCGGCATAGTAGAGGTTTGCAGCGTAGGTTTCGATGCTTCCGCTGCCTTTTTTCTTTGTTGCTGTATCGAGACTTATTTGACCTGAAACGGCATTCCACGAGCCATCCGTGGGTGTTAGGCTTTCGGTCCAAGCGTCCTTATCTGAAGGGATGCTCTTATCAGCAACGCCGTGGACTGTGATTTTGTTTCTTATCCTGTGAATGTCTTTGCGGTATTCGCTGGACTCGATTTTTTCGCTTAAGCTTATTGGCGAAGTTTTGCTGTCTGTTGGGAAAAACTCGAACTTGGCGTCTGGGGCGACGCGAAAATCAAAACCTATCGCGCCAGATTTGTCGGCGCTTTCAGCAATATTTTTGAGAATGTCGAAGACAGGCGTATTATCGTACTCCAATTTTGTGTAGGTCGTGTCAGTGTTTTCCACAAGTTCCGTTGAATCCCGCATGTGGCTTAAACCAGCAAAATTGTCAAGCAAATCCTTGACTATTTCTTCGCCCTTTTTGTTTTCATAGGTTCTTGTTACAACTCGACGGAAAAGGCGTTCTGCCCAGCATCTCCCACTAACACGAATATAGTTTTCAGTTGGCGCAGAATCGCATTTGACGCTTTCGACATGGCAAGTGATGATTTGCGGAACGTTTGAGCCTCTGCCGATGTCTATGTGCCCATCCATGCCAACGTTTATGGGGTAAGTCCCGCCCGGGCTGTACTTCTTATCCCAGTTCTGAAGCAAAACCTCGAAACTGCCCACTTCAGTTGTGCAGCCCAAATGCACACGCAAATCTATAACATCACCTTGAGGCGGAGTGATACTACCGAAGGCAACGGCAACTTTGGGGATTTCAACACTCATGGCCTATTCAACACCTCGCCTGAAATATTCTTCTTCTCCAGCTCGGCGAATACTACGAGCATTGGTAGGCGCTTCGGCAGCAGCCTCGTTGAAGCTTTGAACGCTTGCAGTCGCAGCATTCATTTGCGAAGCAAAGTACCACATGGCAGCAGTAGCCGCAACGATAACTGCGATGCCAACCCCAGTCAGAGCCAGAAAAGTGGCGTAACTGACGTTTAATGCGTTTTGGGCGACAGTAGCAATCCAGCAGGCAGCAGCGTAGACTTTTTGAGCTACGGCGACGCCCCAGCTTGTCCGCATAAACATGCCCATTATTGTGACAACCATCATGGCAGAGTTGAAAACTCGAGCTTGCTCGTCATTGAGTAAGCCGAATTCATGTGCGATGTGCCCGATGGCAGTGCCAGTCGCACCTAAGCCAGCAATTGCCGCGCCAAGGCCTTTAATTCGTACAGACAAGCCTTCAGCGTCAGACTGAATCTTCGCAAACTCGTTGCTTGCCCGATTAACAGCACGAATGGTTACGGCTATTTCCCTAAAACTCATATCAAACCAGCCTCCGCTTTAGCCGCATCAATAGCCTCGCAAATGATCTGTTCAAGCCTTGAAATGTGCTCCTGAATTGCCGGAAAAAGGTAAGGCCTAGCCCTCATGCGTCTCGTGCCAAACTCCACAAACAACGCATAAGTGGCATCCGAACCTACTTCAGCTACCCATTCACTAATTTTCGCATAAATCGAATCTCTCAAATGTCCGGTTCTCACTGGCACAAGCTGTTTGGCTAGGACTTTGACGGCTTCAGCCCAGCTTGTCAATTGCTTTTGCACGTGGTTTTGCATAGCCGAATCAAACCTTTGAATGGCAGCTTTCAACTCGTCAACGCCTTCTATTGCAACATTAACCTCAACAGCCACGCCATTTCGCCTCCCTTTCAGCTTTTTTGCGTTCTTCCTCCGCCTGCTGGTCCATTTCATTCAAGATTACGATGAACAGTTGGATGGTTTTTGCTGACTGCCTTGCAAGCTGGTTTGGTGTCCAGCCGAACTCTTTGCTAAGTCGGAAGTCCGTGAGAACTGCGTTTGGTTTTTGTCTTCGGATGGCTCGGATAAAAAAGCAGATTCCTCGAGGCTGACATTGTTCAGTTTGTTGGCAATTTGGCTGAAGAGCTCGCCTAAACCTATTGGAACACCATCTTCTTCGCCCAACAGTTTTTCAAGTGTTACTGGTTTGTGTGTTGGCTGCTCTTTCAGACTTGCCCAGATTGTTTCAGCCTGAATACCTATGAAGTCGCTGCTTGTTATGTGACCCGTTACTGGATGATATTTGGTGTACTTCTGAATTATTCGGCTGCGTTTAGCCCACGTTATGGCGCTGAAAACGTAGCGTCCAGCATATTCCTTCCCAAAACGTTCATCAATTTCCAAAACTTCTGTTCGCATTATTTAGGCCTCCATTAGCTTATTACGACGTCTCTTGCCACAAACGCTGCCTTCAAGCTGACGAGGTCTTCGATGCGTGTCGGCGTAGTGGCGTTTTCCCATTTACAATACTTGAACAGTGCGCTGTTTGTGCCACCTAAGCCAAATTTTAGGCTGAACTCGCTGTCGTCGATTATGTCGTCGTATTCTTGTTTGCTTTCAAACTCAAACACCAACTCGCCCATCAGATTGCGATGGCGCGTTGCAAGGTATTT